CAGCATTATTGCCTGCACCAAAAGCCTTCAGCGAAGAAGAACCAGATGCTTTCTTGACATAGCTACCCAATGTCTTCTTCGAAAGCTCGTTGAGACTCTCGAATTCCTCATCAGTGAGTGTCTTGACTGCCTCAAGGAGCTTGTGTCGGTACAGGGCTCTGCTCTCGCCGTATGACGAGCACAGACCCTTTACCAAACTTTCCACTATATTCAGTTTATGCTGGTTCATTTATATTCTCCTAGAACTGTCCTACAATTTCTTCAAACGCAACCCCGGAGCGCACTGCTACGAAATTCAACTGAATGAAATTGATTGAACGATTAGGCTTAATGTAGATATCACCAACAAACTCGTTACGATCAATCACCTCACCTGTATTATTACTGCCATCACACACCACGCGGAAATCAGTAATACCACGACGACCCTTGACATCCCGTAGGAAAGGCTCTACCAAATTCTTGAACTGTGCTCTTGTGAACTCATCATTGAATTCGAATAGAGTGAACTTGGATGCAGTCGAGATTGCTTTTTCTAGGACAATGAACAAACGACGAACATTGATACGATCAAATGCACTTGGCTCATTCAGAAGTGTTTTGTCCCCGTATAGAATGGTACCCTGACCATCGAACGATACAACTGGGTTAATACCCTTTTTGTAAAGCTGATCTCTCTGTGCTTCACGTGGCACATATGGAAGACGGATAACGTTTTTGATGTTTCCACGGTTAAATCCAGCAGGAGAGAACCAAGGATCACGAGATGTGTCTGTACGAACCATAAGACCCGCGACATCACCATTAAGGGGTGTGTAACGATATAGGTCATTGTACTTGTCGTAACGATATTTCCAACCCGAATCCATCGTTGCATACGATGTTGAAGGTAGAGTATCGCGGAATGCAATGACATCATCCATCTCAGAGCTATCGTAACCACTGTTGTTCACAACGGTTGCTTTAGGTGGTGACAGACATACGAGACAATCTTTACGAACTTCTGCGATGTTGTTAATAAGGTGCACTGCGATAGTCTGGTTTGCATCAGAACCTAGAAGAAGAGATACATCAACATCAGCAGCATCACGGAATTTGTTGTATCCGTTGATCTTGTCCGCGTTTGTTGGAAGTGATCCATCACGGCCATATATAAGTGATACTGTCTGAGGCTCACCATCACCACCGAATGTGGTAGATGCTTTAGTCCCAGCCTGTCCGTTTGCAGGATTATGACGCGCCCACCAAACATACTTGGACTGCTGATTAACAACTTCCTTGTAGTAGTTCGTTGAACCATCAGATTTCTTAGCATCAGATGCTAGCGAAACCTTAGAGAATGTCTCAAGAATGGCGTTCTGTGTACCAGTCCACTCACCATCTTCATCAACAACAGCTACATGAAGCTCATCACCTGAACCACCACGTGTAGTGGCGTATGCTGAAGTGCCGGGAGACTGATCAAAGTTAAGGAAATGCTCCCAGCGACGGGTTCTTGATGAAGAATGTGTCGTGTTGATGGTAACTGTGTTGCCACTGTATCTTGATGCAAGTGTTAGAGCTGTGTTACTTTCAACGGAAGCAACCTTAATAAGCTCACGATCAGGACCGAAGACAATAATATCACCAGCAGTAACTTCTGAATCGAACAGTGTGTTATTGCCTGTAACAGCAGATGAATTCGCAGTATACGCAAGGTTACCAGACAGAGTTGACTGCCATGCGTTTGCCGAAGGACATACAGACACTTTAAGAGAGTTACCAAGCTCACCGGGATATTTAGCTACCCAGTCGCCAACACCGGAAATACCGGAGCTGTAGTTATCTTCGTAGTCATCTTCATTTTTGATAACTGTGTCAATAGTGTTAGCAGATGCAGCATGTGCGTTACGACCGGTCTCACCAGTTGTGACCGTATTGATCACACGGGTTACATACAGCGCATTACCATATGACAGAAAATCAGCCGCCGTGAAGAAGTCGATTGCCGTATTGGAATCTGGTGTCTGGAATGTGTTTACAAGTGCATTTTCAGAATCAATCAGAACTCTTTTGTCTGTTGGTCCCCAGCGAAGATGAGCGGCAATACCACCCTCTGTAGTTGATACAGCAGGTACTACACGTGTAAGATCGATCTCGCTTACATTAACACCCGGCGAAATTTGAAACGCCATTATGATTCTCCTTGATTTTATATGTTCTTTCAGCACTAATATTTATAAAAAAACGTATTTACCAATAGTCGTTATCTGATTCTTGCCAAAAATTGCCACCAAAATCATCTCCAAACTCCACAACTTCTTCGTTTGGAATCGTTTCATCACGACCATCATCAAGTAGACCGAATGGAAGCATATCTTCCTCAATAGCTTGCTTGTTTTCATCCAACATTCTCTTCCGAAAATCGGTATTTGTCATCTCCTTGAAGTAGTCTTGACGGGCAAGCCATCCAAACAACACCAGTGTCATCACCAAATCATCATTATGACCATCATCAGCAGAATAACTTTGCCTTTTTCTCACAAAGTTAGATAGTTCGAATACGATATCAAAGTCTTCGATGATTAACTTTTCACTCTCAATAAGTGTTTTTAGATTAGCACACCCGATTTTTTTAACCTGCACTGAGGTTTTAATGCCCGGAGTTGATTTACCACCGAAATCGCCAATCTGCTGACCAGCACGACCACGCTTAGCAGTCATGATTACGTGCTCATATTCAAGATCATGATGTAGTATGTCCGCAACTTGTTGCCCAATACTGTTCGTTTCTACCAAGACGAAACTATGATTGTATTTTGTGGCTACGTTGTAGACAACTTCTGGATACATTAGAGACGAAATATCGTTCTTTCTATATTTAGCAACTACTCTATATGGGACATCTGTAACATCAATAACCGTAAAGGCTGAATAATCCAATCCAACCCCCTCAGATGTGTCAACAACAGTCACATATTCATGTCCAATCGCTGGATCATGGAAAATGTCAAGGCCATTCTTAGAATATTTTGGTACACGCCAAGCAATATTACGAAGCTTGGATGACGTGATAAGTGTGTGGTTACTGCCAAGGAATGAGCATTCGTATTCCTGATCGAACGATTCTTCACCAATGTTGGCAATCGTTTCTGCCTTCCACTTCTCATCGTAGTTTGGTACTTCTGTCCAGTGCACTTCCAGAGCAACATACGAATTACGCTTCTCTTCAGCATTAACCCACATCTTGTAGAAGTGGTTCATACCCTTCGGAGTAGACACAATAATAACCTGTGTCGTCTTACCAGATGAAATGGTTGGATATGTTGACGCAAAGAATTCTTCAGCGAGGTTGGTATCGACGTGGGCAAATTCATCAAGAAAAATGCAGTTGTGAACCAATATACCGTTGGCGTAAAAGCTGTTTACGTCTTTCACATTCAATACATCATATACGTCCTGTGCTCTCGCTTCAGTGATGCTGGAACACAGATAGAATGAATCACCAACACAAATATCTTCACCGAGACACTCTCTGGCCTCTTTCCACCCATGACGAGTCATGATAAGGTGATCTTTTGTGCATTCTATAGAACCATTTATATGAGTAACCGATAGGGTATCCTGTTGTTCAGTTACCTTTACCCCATCAAAGGATTTCCATCCGGCTGCTGTTTTAATTTCAACCCCTTGTTCCAAGGAACCCTTCCCTTGGCTGCTTCTGACATCTTTCTTCGCGACTCTTCTGATCGTTTCATCCCGCGATGTGCCTCTGCTGTCTTTCTTATTTTTTCTGGATTCTTGTTTATTTTCTCCATATGCTCTATGGTCTTTGGTCTCCCCGTCATTGCTCTGGATATCTTCTCCCCAAACCCAATTGGTTTCTTCACACCCAAATTCTTCCCCATCATAGATAAAGATTGCTTCTTTTTTGAAGATTCTGTTCGTATGGTACCTTTGTGTGCTAAGGATATCTTCCGTTTTGTTTCCTCGGTATGCTTCTTCCCGGTTCGAAATTTTCTCTGATGTTCGGATAGTTCCGCCATATAGTGGATTTGTTCTTCCCACTTCATGTTCAGTAGACGCCCCTGCCTCCCACTCACCATTCGACAATATGCGTATAGCATTTTTCTTCTCTGTTGATCTGTTTTTACCATTCTTATCAACAGCCGGTGGATCAGCATATGTTCCCTTATTGTCAGCATAACAAAGTTCTCTTGAGTATCCTCCCCACCCAGACATCGTGGAATTATGTGATGATTTTCCGTCATCATTATTTCCTTTGGTGGGATTCCCTTTCTGCGTTCTATTATCGCATCGTGCCACCGTTTGTACTTGTTCTCTAAATACATCAATACCATCCTTTTCAAATAACACCTCTGTTCCATTATTTATAATATTGATCTTCTTAGACGAGTTGGCTATACATACGGTAAGGTCTTCAATCTTTATCGTAAACTCTTCACCAGAAATCCTAATATCGATTAGGGAATCGCCACCAATGCAGTTGTAAGAACCACCACGAATTGAGCTTGATGATGTTGGATGAGCTTCAATGCTACTACCATTCTCAAGCTCGATTGTCTTCTTACTCCACTCAACAACACCCTGTTGCAGCCATTTTGGTAGATGTTCATAAGCCAACTTGATACGATCAAGTTGCTTAATTGCGAGTGATTCTTTGTTGGCCAGAAGCGCAATAACCTGATGCTCTTTGAAGAGCACACACCAGAGCATGAATGCAGTCACAATCGTACTTTTACCAGACTGTCTGGGAAGCTTACATAGAACAAATCTTTCCTTAAAAAATGCGTCAAGCATCCGATCCTGATAAGGACGAGTGTTGAATGGTACAAGACCATCATCAACGTTGATGATCATCACATAATTATTGATAAAATAAAGTGGGTCTTTAGAGCACTTCACATATTCCTCAATCTGCTCCTTTGTGAACTCGATGTTCACATCGGACTTCTTGAGGTTCTTATTACTCATATAATATGAGTTTTTGGGCAAAATATTCATTTTTTATCCGATTTTATGCATTTTCTTCTTGACATACA